AATTCTTTTGATGGTTTCATAATATGTTTGTTTTTATTTTAAAGGGAGGTTTTACCCTCCCATTTTTTTTATTGATATATTTTATAATTTTTATCTGTAATAAAAGTATTATTTAAATACATTTCTAATTCCTCTAACGTATCAAAAAACAATCCAGTTAAGGTTGAATAGTTACACATCATATAGATGCTATCTTCTATAAATTCAAAAGATAATGTCCATTGCATTTTTAACTTACTATTATACAAGTCAAACTCTTGGTTTTTTTCGTTTCTTAAATTGTAAATAATTTTTTTAATTGTCATAATATGTTTGTTTTTAATTATACACCAAATATACAAAACATTTTAAGTTATCAACTACCTTTTAACAAATTTTAACATTTCTTTAACATTTGAATAAAAAAAAAAGAAGCTATCTTGCTTCCCTTATTCTTTCTATTTCCCTTTCTAAATAGTCTTTTGCTTTTAATAAGTCTTGCAATTCATCTTTCTTTTTACCAGCTCTACACACATACTTTAGTATGTTTCCTCTGGAGAAGTTTAAGTTAAAATCATTGATCACATCAATTACATCGTAATCTTTACCATTGTCATAGTGTGTTTGTGTGCTTCTTATCATAATTATATGTTTATTTTTTTAGCGTATTGTTTATTAAGAACCCAGAACTCTTTATTAACTCTCTCGTTATTTTTAAAATCTGTTGTTGCTGGTACGTTATAGAATCTCTTTGGTATTGCATCTAAATTAAGTTTACTTATATTGAATACATAAACACCAGTTCCATCCGCTTGAACATAAAGGTAATCTTTTTTTAGTTGTTTTGCTTTCTTCATATTAACAACAGTTTTATTAACTTCAAGAAATGGGTCTTTATGGTTTGCTCGTCTATTCTTTATCTCAACAATATAATTACTATCAAATGCATCATAAGAACTGAACTCGTCTGTATGTTCAATTAGTTTAGTTCCAGAAGTTTTATTTATAAAATTAACTGTTTGTTTTTGATTCATTTTCTTTTTGTTTATCATAGTTATAAATCTTGGTATATAAATCCCAAATTGATTGATATGCTTCTTGCAAATTAAATTCCTTTCCTTTCATATAATACTGAACGCTATGCCCTCTTTGATACTTTACCTTATAGTTTGCACCAGATGATTCTAAAGTTATCACAAAACCCTTTTTAAAGCAATGTGATTGTGCTTTGTTGTCGCAGTTCTTAAATGGTTTTAACTTCTTCTTAATCTTTGCCATTTATATCTTCATATAATTCTATTAACTCCAATGCTTTATGAACTCCTTTTGCCTCACAATTTCTTTCTGCTTGAATCAACTGCAACCAATATTCATATATATCATTTCTATCTCCACTTCTAAAATAACTATCAACACAACTTCTATATGCTACTACTTGTAATTGTTTGCATTGCTCTTTTTCGTACATAACTAAATGTTTAAATCGTAAAAATCTTTATTCTCTAAATACTTGTAATAATTTTCAGTTGCAAGATTAAGTTTTTCATATCCACCTCTTATAAAATCATCACTAAACTCAAAGAAACCAACCTCTTTTGAACGTTTATCAACAACCGCATACTTGAACTCAAAAGAATCAAATAATTCTAAATACAATGCAGCTTGTAAGTCATAATTGTAAAGCAACGCAGCTTGTTCAAATGTTGAAATATCACTTGTTGTTTTTATATCACATACAACACCAGCTAACAATATATCTGCTTTACCTCTAAATGGTAATCCGTTGTAATTTGCTATTGCTGGTATTTCAAATTCAGCATCTTTAACAAGTTTCTTGTACTGTTGATTATCTAAAACCGCATCAGCTATTTCTTGACATCTGTTTAACTCTGCTCTTGTGTAAACTGATTGTGCTGGTTTTTCTTCAACCGCTAATTTATATAGATTACTCCCTTTTGTGCTATCAATGATTGTTAGTTCTTCTATTCTATGTGGTTCTAAAGCCAATAGATGTATTAATCTGCCATCTCTGAAAGGTTGAGGTTCTTTTGCCTTTGGTGGTTCTTTTAGTTTGTTTGCGTATGCCTCTGGGCTTTCAAGTAAACTTTTACACATTGAACTGCTCAAAGCATTTTTACCAAGATAACCATAGTAGAATGAATCATCATCCATTTTAGCAAGTATATCTTTTACTTTAAATTCTTCGTTGTTTAATAGTTTTATTGTTTTCATCTTATTTTAGTTTTATTGCTTTGTTTATATCTAACTCTGCTATCTCTTTTTTAACCCACATACGTTTTTTAAATTCTGTTGTTGCTGGTAGTGATTTAGTAAACCATTTTACATCTATATTGTTTAGATTAAATAAATAGATGCCTTCTGGTGTACTATTAATGTAAATTGGAATATCTAAATTTTTATCTGATTCCTTTATAATAGCATCGTATTTTGACTTTTCAAGTATTAATGTATCGTAATGCTTTCTTCTACATTTTAACTCAATTCTATTTTGAGTTTCAATATCGTAGCAATCCCATCTGGATATTGGATTTTTACTGTTTACTAATGTTTTATAATGGTTTTGTGATAACCATTCAAATAAATCCTTTTCTTTCCAGTTATTCATATATTGCTAATATAGTGAAATTATTTAGAAATCATAATCATCATCAACAAATTTAGGTAATCCATTATCTTCAAAGGCAAAACTAAATGTATCAAAGTTTCTGTTTCTCCCTCTCCTACATTCAACAGTTACCCAACCTTTATTGACTGTATTCTTTTCTAACATTATTTGAGTTTCACATTTCTTTTCAAGTGCAGAACCAAGAACCCCAGTTGGCTTTGTTGAACCATAGTTAGAATGTATGATCGTTGATATATGGCAATCAAGTTCGCCAGACCAACGCATTAATAATTCTTGAACCTCTGTGCATTGTTCCATATTATTAACATCAGTAACAAGATCGGCACAACCATCAATAACAACTAAACCAATTTTCTCATCTTGAAATTTAGTGTATAGTATGTATTCAATAAAGTTTCTTCTTTGTTTGTAATCCATTGTACGTAAAGCGTAAAAATGATAATTATCATCTTGCATATATCCGTTCATTACTAATGGTCTTCTTGCTACTTTAGAAGCGTGAAACATACCTTGCTCTGTATCGAAATGAATTATTTTTCTTCCTTGTCTATGCCCTTTTAATTTACCAGTATATTCATTTTTACCACCTTGATAAGCAGAAACAAGTAAACTCATAAAAAACGATTTACCAACTTTTGGGTAAGCGTGTGTGAAACTGAAATTACCATAGGTGCATATTGGTATTGGGTAAGTCTTTTGTGTTCCATCTGTATCAATGTCAATGTAATTACCACAAGAAATAGCAACTGGAGGATAGTCTATATTTTCAGCAACATCTAATTCTGCTTCAAGTTCTAACTCCTCCATTTCTTTAAGGATCATCATTCTCTTTATTTCATCTGCACCATCATCTTTATAATTGCTTTGTTTTTTCATCATCTATATATTTCTGTATTTTTGTTTTATAAAATTTACCAAGTATATTATCGTTTATGAATTTATCACTTTCTAAAACGTTTTCTTTAAATTGTAGCATTGTTTCGTAATATGTCATCATAGTACGATTATAACAAATGTACATTATTTCTCGGTAACAATCTTCAATCTTCCATTTTTTTGTAAACTGGTTGCTTCCAGTATATTTAAACCAATTGCTCTCAACATATTCAACTCTTTTTCTTTTATATCCTTTTAACGGAGGTTTAGTACGTTTATTAAGGAGTATCTTTTTACCAATGTAATATTTACTTTCTTTCCAATTATGTATCTTGTAAACGAATCCAATTGCTTCTGCTGGTAAATCTGATCTTTCTTTAATTTGTTTTCCTTTGTAGTTCCACATAAGTAAAAAAGGGATGCTATAAACACCCCCTTTTGAATTTAATTATTAAAATGGTAAATCATCTGTAACAAGTTCTGTTGCTTGTTGCTTCTCTTTCTTTTCTGATTTCTGAACGAATGATTGTAAATCATCTGATGCGTAATAGATTTTTCCATTTGCAACGTAGTTCTTTTTATCTCCGTTATCTCTTTGCTCCTTTGATTGTGGAATTGTAAAAGATACATTCTGACCGAAGTTACCTTCTTCAAAGATTGAAAAATTTAATTTTAATTTTTTGATGGATTTACCATTTTCATCTTTCTTTGCAACTAATTCTCTTTTTGCGTTGTATGTTAATACATCTTCAAAATATTGAGATAATGATTTAATTGTTGCTAATGGTAATTCAACATCTCCTAATAAATAACTTTTGTTTGCACTCATAATTTTAATTTTAATTTAATTGTTAATATTTATAATCCTACTTCAATTCCGTTGTCAATTGTTTCTATAATATGTCTGAAAACACTTCTCTCTTGTTCGCCAGTTACATCTACTCCATTTAGTAATAGTCTGTAATGATCCTCTTTCTCTGTTTGCTTTAATTCTATACTATTCATATTTATTTATTTAAAAGTTCCTTTGTTTCTTTTGATATTCTGTATTTAGCTTCTACTTTATCAATACTTCCTCCACCTTTAATGTACGCTTGTACTTTCTTAAATTCAGCAGTACCCTTGTTTAACCATTGTTTATCTGATGATGGTGCTTTAGGTGCTTTATTATGTGTGTTTGTTGCATCTGCATCTTTTGTATCATCAATTAGAAATAATCCGTTTAAAGAGTACTTTCTTGCGTATGAAGAAGAACTACCAAATGATTGTGCAATGTCCATTCCTTTTCTATTTGGATCAATTCCAGCTTGTGCCTTAACGTGAACTTGATTCTCTCCATCAGAAATAATTGATATTGCTTCTACAAATAACAAACCTCCAAGTTCTTTAACTTCATCAGATATTGTTAATGTACATTTATGCTTTTTTAATAGAGGTTTAACTGCTTCTAAAATATCTTCACAACTTCTGTAATTGTACTTACCAAAATTATTTCTTTGGTTCTTTGGTGCTTTTAATTCGCTTTGAATTAATCTTAATTTATCCATCTTTATAATTGTTTTAAATTTAATTTTTTACTAATTTCTAATTGTGCTTCTAAAACCTCTACTCTGTTTTCTAATGCTTCTATTCTATTGTGTAAATAGTCTTGATAATCTTGGTTCATAATTGTTAGTCTTTTAATATCTTCTGTGTGCGTCATAACTTATTGTTTTTCAAATATATAAAAAAAATCTTAATTATCATCAATAACATCCATAAAATCATTGTAAGAATAATTCTCCTTTATACGAAACTTTGTTCTAATTCTATCTTCTGTAAATTCTGATCCTTTAGCATATCCAATTATGAATGCTAAAAAAACTACTCCTCCAAATAATATTAAATCTTCTATCATAATTATTCGTTTATTTTTACACTTAATCCTAAATAGTTTCTTGTTCCTCTTTCTGGTATCTTTACTTGATAGTTAATTCTTATATCGGTTAAGTTATTATCTTGCTTTAAATGATACTCTATCTGCTTTTTTAGCTTATCCCAAGCTTCTGTATTTATCATAATATTTTATATTGTTTTGTGCAAAATTCAAAAAATGTAATTTCTTTATTTTTAATTAAATCAGAATAATCTTTTTTTAATTGATTATACTGCTTTTTTGTTACTAATTTTTTTATATTCATTTTATTATTTTAATAGGGGTTTTTACACCCCTCTGTTATTGTTTGATTTATCCGTTGTATTTTAAATACAATTCATTATTAGTTAAATCTTGATCTAAACAATCATTAGCAAATATAGCATCCTCAATAGCTTGACCTCTTTGACTGTAACCATCCCACCCATTTAGAGATTGTCTATGTAATGGTAATTGTTCTTTTGGTGCTTTAAACCAATCTTGATTTAGTAACCAATCTTGATATGATTTAGGAGTGCTTTTAAATTGTTGTCCTTTGTGCTTTCCGAATTTTAATGTCATAATATTTTGTTTTTATTTTATATATAAAGAAAGAGTTTTATTTACTTCTTCTAAATTGGCAGAGTGAAATTTATAAACATATCCATCAAATTCTCGTTTATCTGCACTTGTAATTGTTTCAAATGCATCTACTATAAAGTGATTTGCAATTTCTCTTACTCTATACTCTTTGTTGTTTAAATTTACTGTTTTGATTGTTCTCATAATATTTTGTTTTTATTGATTTAATGCTATTAGTTTAGTTGCTTTTTCAAAAGAACATCCACTATAATCTTCAATCTCTCCATTTAAAGAAACAAATACTTCAATGTCAAAATCAAATATATAATCTGTTCCAATTGCTTCGTTTCTAAAAAACCTTGTACTTTTTTGTAATACTTTCATAATGTGTTTGTTTTTGATTATGATACAAATGTACAAAGGAAGATAATATAAAAGTGTTAAAGAAATGTTAAAGTTTTCTTAAAATATAAAAAGGTTGAGTAAAATACCCAACCCTTTTAACGATAGTCAAAAATAAAAACAAAAATAAGATGAAAGAAAGCAGTCAATCATTCTCTTATTCAAATATACAAAGAATGATTTATTTAGTAAAATAGAACTTATTAACAAATTTTTAAAATGGATAGTTTTCCAAAATCTTATATTTATTTTTATATTTAATATAAGGTTATTTGTAAAGTCATACATAAAATTATATGTATGAAGTCATAAATAAAATTACTTATTTGTAGTATTAATAAATTACAAAGTTATATATTTTTTTTTAGAATAAAAAATAAAAAAGTAAATTATTTATTGATCGTAATATTACCAGCTATCTTTTCAGCACTTCTACCTACTACATAACCTCCTATACCTAACTGTAACAAGTTCCAAAACTCATTCTCTAAAGGAGGAATAGGTAAACTAAATAAAGGTGCAATGAATTTAACATAGATAACTATAAAACCAAATGCCAACATAAGTATTGGTCGCCAACTTCTCTGTAACCAATTACCACTTGCTTCAGCTAATATAACTTCTGTTTGTAGTTTCTGTAATTCTAATTGTTGTTCTTGTAGTACCTTGAATATCTCATTCTTGGCTTTTAAGCGTTCTTCTTCGGTAGTGAAT